GCTTGTTGATCCTCTCCGTTATTGTCATAACCCTAATCATCGTGGTCTTCTCCTAAGAAGAACTCTTGATGAACTGACAGAACTGATTGACAAGTCAAGACAGCTATATACAAAGGCTTTTCCAAAAGCTGTATTTAGGGAATCAAAATCTACGTGGGTATTTCCATCAGGAGCAACGATGTGGTTTACCTATTTGGATAGAGATAAAGATGTTACACGATTTCAAGGACAGGCTTTTAACTGGATTGGGATTGATGAGATAACACAATACCCTACACCATACGTGTGGGATTACCTACGTTCCAGACTGCGTACAACAGATGATGAGCTAAGACCCTATATGTCTATGCGTTGTACTGGAAACCCCGGAGGAGTTGGGGGTTGGTGGATTAAGAAGATGTATGTTGATCCACATCCTTCAAACGAAGCTTTCCCAGCTACGGATATAGAAACTAACAGACAACTATTATATCCAGAGGGTCACGAGAAAGCAAGGCAACCGTTGTTCTACCGTAAATTTATTCCAGCACGGTTGACTGATAATCCCTATCTGATGCAAGATGGCAGATACGAAGCCATGCTCAGATCGCTCCCAGAAGTTGAACGGAAGAGACTTCTTGAAGGGGATTGGGATGTGGCTGAGGGAGCCGCCTTCCCAGAGTTTTCTAAACCACGACATGTTGTTGATCCATTTGAAATGCCAACTAACTGGCCCAGAATACGTGCAGCAGATTATGGATATGCCAGCCCTTCATGTGTTCTGTGGGGAGCAATAGATTGGGATAACAATATTTGGATTTATCGAGAACTCTATGTAAAACAACACACAGCAGAGCAATTAGCTGACAGGATTATGGATTTGGAACAGATTGATCCGACTCCTCATTACTCTGTATTAGATGCTTCGTGTTGGAATAGAACAGGCTTTGGTCCGTCTATTGCTGAAACAATGATGCGTTTAGGAGTGCGTTGGACACCATCGGATAGAAACAGGTTGCAGGGTAAAATGGAGATACATAGGCGACTTGCAGATAACCCATTGACAAAGCTACCAAGAATCCGTATATTTAATACATGTAGCAACACTATTCGACAGCTTGCAGGGATACCTTTGTCGAAAAGTAATTCAGAAGATGTGGATACGAAAGCCGAAGACCACGCATACGATGCGTTAAGATACTTAGTCATGTGTAGAATGTCTCCACATGTGTCAATACATAAAAGCTTAAATAGTATAAAAGAACAAGTGTATCAACCACAAGATAACACTTTTGGATATTAAATGGCAGAAGAATTTAAACCATCAGCGAGTTCAACTCTACGTGAATACGCTGAATATTACGCAAAAAATCACATAGCAAAAGGCTCAAGTGATCCTAAAAGAATAAAAGCACAAAGATCAGCTTTTGTTAGTAATGCCATACGTTATTTTAAAGATATAGCAGATGTTCCCGGATCGGCTATCTCAATATATATTCCTGATGAAAATGGCGTAACCCCTATTGCAAAAATGTTTGGACCGACAGCAGAGTTGGGAGATGCTGTAAGTGTAAAACAACCCATGATTGCTTTGAGAACAATGGGGCATGAATTTAAAAGATTTTTAGATGACAGTGTTGATGCTAAAAAGTTTTTACCAGATAAAGCGGCTGACACTGAGGTCAATGAAAAAATATTTGGTCGTCTTGAACCACCAAAGAAACTAACACCACTAGCAATAAACCCAAACAAAACAGTTTTAACTGAGTTATTTGTTGGGTTAGCTAATAAAACAAAATCAAATGATTTCAATACTCGATCAGCATCAAGAGCTGCTCTATTTGGAATGTTAACAGGATTAAGACCTGAAGCAATAGCTAATCTTAAAATGCATGAATACAATCCAACAAAAGGAGCGTTGTTTATTCGTGCAACTGAAGGTGGTGCAAAAGGAAGAATGGTAAACATTCCCTTAAACCCACTGGCTGATAGTTTGTTGCAAGACATGATAAAAGAGGGCATTGGTCAGATTGAATCTGGAGGTGTCATAAACATATTTGGTAAAATGGGTAAAGGAGCTAATGCCCCAAATAAAAGAATAACAACAGGGGATATAACAAATGCGTTGAGGGATATACAAACATCTCAACCAATTATGTATGATCAAGATAAAAATGCTTATTTTAACAGTCTCACCCCAGATGGGTATAAGGGTAAAACAGGATCACCACTATTAAGAAACATACACGCAACTCTTATGTTAAACATGGGTGTTCCAACAGGAAGAATAGGGTATCTGCAAGGTAGATCTATATTACAAGCTGAATTAGGACCAATAGGTGAATTAGGAACATATACACAATCATATCCTTTTGCCGTAAGTGAATTTGATAGAGGATTTTCTAATCAGCTAGTTTCTTACTTTGAAAAAAATATTGAAGAAGCTGGATTTAATTTAAGTGATTTTACTGAAATGAATACAAGCAATAGAATTTTAGAAACTGACCCACGTTATTCTGAATACTTTAAAGAACCTAATGCTGTATTAGGGGATCAATTTGTAAGAACTCCTATTAAGACTGCAAGTGATTTTACAGATGACTTAAAAGATATGATTGCAAAATTAGGTGGAACGATTACTGATAAAGGATCAAAGGTACTTATTGGTGCAATAGGAGTAGAAGCTGCAAGACAACTTGTTACTGATCCTGCCGCATTTGCACAAGAAATGATAGCAGAAAAAGGTGCAGAGATAGGATTAAAAGCTGCAGGTTTAGGGGCAAAAGCTGTTGCCGCAGGACCTACAACTATAATAGAATCTTTACGACCATCTAAAATAGAACCTTCTGTTCTTAAAACAGATGAGGATCTTGTAAGGGAAAGAAATTTTCTAGAAGATGATCTCGTAACAGATGAAGAACCAAACTTTTTAAATCAACAACCAAATGAGGAGAATCAAAATGCCGGGAGGTAATTACAATTTTGGTGAAGGCTATATTATGAACTCAGATAAAACATCTGTAGATGATCCAATGGGTTCAAACCAGTTAACTAGAGATAGCTTGGAATTTGATACAAGAGCATCACAAGATGTTCTTACTCAAGACGCTCCAAAGCAACAATCTAAACCAACTGTTGAAGCTTCACTATTTTCAATGGCTGACGAACAAGACTACTAAAAATGTCTGATGATAACTTTTTAGAACCTTCTGACGACACAGCCGTCAATATACAAAATCCTCAGGAGACAATGCCGGGTTTAGCAGGACATATTCGTGCTAAATTTGATGATGCCGAGAATGGTCGTAGAGTTCACGAGCAACGATGGCTCACTGCCTATAAAAATTTTAGGGGTATATATGATAGCACAACACAATATCGTGAGTCAGAACGTTCTAAAGTTTTCATAAAAATAACAAAAACAAAAGTGTTAGCTGCGTATGGACAGTTAGCTGACATACTTTTTAGTAATAAAAAATTTCCTATCGTTATTGAACCAACACCTGTTCCAGAGGGTGTTGCTGAATTTGCACATCAAAAGACACCAATCGATGATGTCATAAAAGACCCTTATGGCTTTGAGGGTGATGGTAGAGAAATGTTGGCAGGTGCTTTGGAAGCAACCGAACCACAACGAAACAAAGATTTCTTGGGTGGGTTAGCGAATGAATATCAAGGTGTTCCTCTTGAAGAAGGTCCGTCAAATCTTGGAGAGCCACAAATTAGTCCAGCAAAAGAAACAGCTTTACGACTAGAAAAGATTGTTCACGATCAACTTATTGATACAAACGCTGTAACAGTATTTAGAAATGCAATATTTGAATCTGCACTTTTAGGAACTGGTATTATAAAAGGACCTTTAAATTTTCATAAGCGTGTACATAAATGGGCTACAAATCCAGAAACAGAACAACGAGAATACCAACCTTATGAAAAGATAGTTCCAAGAATTGAAGAAGTATCTTGTTGGGATTTTCATCCAGACCCTTCAGCAACATCTATCGATGACTGTGAATACGTAATACAAAGACACAGACTTAACAAACAACAGTTACGTGCATTAGTAAAACGACCTCACTTTGATTCTTCAGCGATTGAAGATGCACTTGCAAAAGGTCCTAATTACGAAGATAAATATTATGAAGATACAATTCGTGATGATGAAACTGAACCTAATACTCACGAAAACAGATATGAAGTATTAGAATATTGGGGTGTTCTTGATGCAAAGTTTGCACGAGAAGTTGGACTTGATGTTGCAAATACAATGTCTGAATTTGATCAAGTTCAAATAAATGCATGGGTAACAGGCAACAGTGTATTACGTTGTGTTATAAATCCATTTAAACCTGCACGTATACCATATCAAGTATTCCCATATGAAGTAAATCCATACCAGTTGTTTGGTATTGGAGTTGCTGAAAATATGGAAGATGCACAACTATTAATGAATGGTCATGTTAGAATGGCTATCGACAACTTAGCACTTGCAGGTAATCTTGTATTTGATGTAGATGAAGCAAGTTTAGTTCCCGGACAGAACATGGATATTTTTCCGGGCAAGATATTTAGAAGACAATCTGGTGTAACAGGAACAGCAATTAATGGATTAAAGTTTCCAAATACTGCAGGTGAAAACTTACAGATGTACCAGATAAGCAGACAACTTGCTGATGAAGAAACAGGGCTACCATCTATTATGCATGGACAAACAGGAGTATCTGGAACTGGCAGAACAGCATCTGGATTATCTATGTTGTTAGGGGGAGCATCACTATCTTTAAAAACAGTTGTAAAAAACATAGATGATTATTTGTTGAAGCCAATAGGCGAAGCTTATTTTCAATGGAACATGCAGTTTAATGTAGATGCACCAGATGCGATTGGGGATCTAGAAATTAAACCAAGAGGAACAGCAGCAGTAATGCAGAAGGAAGTAAGAAGTCAAAGACTGACAGCGTTGTTGCAAACTGTGGCAAACCCAATGTTAGCACCATTTATTAAGATACCAAACCTAATGCGTGAGTTAGCTATATCTCAAGACATAGATCCTGATAGTTTAGTTAATGATATGAATGATGCTCAGTTATATGCTAAATTATTACAAGGATTACAAAATGCTCAACAACAAGCAAGCCCAAATGGTCAGCCCCCTAATCAACAACCAGCAGGTATGGCAGGGGCTGGAGGAGTACCTCAACAGCCTGAAGGACTTGACCGTTCAGGGGTTGGTAACGGCACAATCGGAACAGGAGATGTTCCGTCTGCAGGGGAAGCTGGGTTTACTGGAAACACTGATCAAATTGAAGGACAACTTCAATAACGTAATGAAAGAAAAACAAAATGGCTGAAGATCTTAAAGAGGAAACAGGATTCGTTGATTATTATTACAGCACAGGATTAAAAGATCCTGTAGCACCACCACCACCTTCAGATCCAACTGCAGGAATAAAATCAACGGTGCTTAAACCTTTTGAAGTAAAAGGTATTGATCGACCAATCATTGATGTTTTAACTCGACCAAATACAGGAAGATATGCAGGTAAACCTGTATTTGAAAAATTTAAAGTTGATTTAGATAAAGTATATGACTTTGATGCCGAACAAAAAAAACTAGCTTCTGATTCTGGTACAGATGAAGTAGGAATGTTTTCTGACCCTGAAAAATTAGGTAAAGTTTTAGGAACAGGGGGGTTGTTTTTAGGATCAACAAGTCAAAATTTAGGTGCAACAGGTATTGTTGCTGCACTTATGGCAGGTAAAAAGGGAGTGCCAAATCCAGTTACAGGAGATGACACCGTATCCTTTATTCCTTTTTTAGATAACCTTGCTATGAAAGAAAAGTATGATGCTGTAACAGCCATACAACAGTATATAAAAACTGGGGATGGAACATTAGGATATGACATGTTTAGATTAGGTGGGCAAACTTTTATTAGGAAACCCGGTGAGTTTAGATTTGTTGGAAATGTTGGAGCTTTAGGAATCGATCATGCTGACTTGCATAAAATTATGGCTGTTGCAAATGAAGAAGACCCACGTGACTATGATTACAAAACAGGTAAAAGTAATAGAAATAACATTTTAACATATGGTAGTGGACTAGCAGGTGGGTATACTTTAGATGGTATGCATGTAGATAACAAAGGAGTGTTAGCATCAGCAAGTATAGGGGCAAGTGACGAATTTGCTCAAATGGCATATAAATATTTCAATGGGAAAGTTATAGGGGCTGATGCCGCAAGAAAAATTGCACAACAATGGTTAGCATCTACAGCTAAACTTAGAAAAGGTGGAATTTTTGGGGGAAAATATACTGATGCTGAAAAAGAACAACTTAAAGCAAATTTTCAGTTATTCCAACAAGCAGCAGGAATAAAAACTGATTTAGGTGCGTATGGACAAGCTGGACCTTATGACGGTGGGGGATTTAAACCAAAAACGTTTACTACTAATTTAACAACAACATTTAGTGGTGCTGATAGGTTTGATATGCCACCTGCAACTCCATCAACAACATTCAGTGGTGCTGATAGGTTTGATATGCCACCTGTAACTTCACCAACAACATTTAGTGGTGCTGATAGATTTGATATGCCACCAGCTACTTTCCCAAAAGGTTTTGGTGGAGGAGATAGATTTGATATGCCACCAGCTACTTTACCAAAGAGTTTTGGTGGGGGAGATAGATTTGATATGCCACCAGCTACTTTCCCAAAGAGTTTTGGTGGGGGAGATAGATTTGATATGCCCCCTCTTAACGATGCTTTTGATAATGATATTAACGATGATACTCCTGTTACAAATATTGTAGGGGGAGTTGATTCAACTATTTATGATAAGATTAAAAGTAAATTATCATCTGTTGGTTCAACATTTTCAAACTTTGTTAAAGATAAAGCAGTTATTGCCGCAGCTCCAATGGCTTTAGTTATTGATGAAGCTCAAAAAACAGACACTGGTGGAGGTCTTGTTGGAAAAGTATTAGATAACGTTTTTGGATCAAAAGATGATGAACCTGAAAGAAAAGATGTTACAACTGTAGGTGCTGACTTTAGACCTAAAGCAACTATAACCAGCACTCAAAGAGATCAAATAGAAAAAGCAAATAAAGCAGCAGGATTTAGCAGTAATTTACGTTTTGGATTTCAAGAGGGTGGATCAGTACCATCTGAACAACAGGCACAACTTGTAGGTGGGGTTATGCCACAAGAAGTATCTAAATTAGAAACTGTTGCTGATGACCAACCACGACAAGTAAAAGAAGATTCTTTTGTATTAAATGCACCCTCTGTAGAAAAAGTTGTTTTAAATCCTGAAGCAATAAATGTTGCAGGTGTGCAAGATGTAAGAAATATGATACTTGATGCATACACATTTGCAAAACAACAAGGTATGTCCATAGGTAATGTAGATAGAAGATTATACGAAGAGTCTGTTGATGTTGCATTATCTAAAGGAGAATTAGTCATACCACCAGATCTTGTAAAAGTCATAGGGCAGGATAGACTTGAGAAGATAAATAATCGTGGTAAAAAAGAAGTAAAGCGAAGGGCTGAAGATCTAGACGAGAAAAGACCTCAAGGGTTACGAGAAGGAGATAGTGTACAAAAAGCTGGACTTTTAGATGAAATATTAAAAAATATTTTACCATCTCATTTTGGATCTATGGAAGGACAATCTGAACAACCAGTAACTAGAATAGATAAAAACTTTAATTTTTTAAATGTGGATGACGAAAAACCTAAGTCTTTTGGACCTACAAAAATTGAAGTAGTGGATGATAAGAAAGAAGGGTTTATAGGATCAACCCCAACCTTAGCTGAACAACAAACTATTCCTTATGAAGATTTATTAGAAAGTTTAGAAGATAATGTAGGAGCAGGGTATGTTCCAAAACAACCTAATGGTCAACCTTTTCCAAAATCAGGAGTTACTATTGGGTTGGGTGTAGATTTAGGACAACATAACGAAGCGTCATTTAGAAAATATGGCATACCAACAAATTTAATAAAAATGTTTAAACCATTTTTTGGTAAAAAAGGAATGGATGCTCAACGTGCTTTAGATAAAAATAATTTAGTTATTGATGATTTAGATGATTTAAGAGATTTAAATAATTTAATAATAACTGGAAAAATGAAAGAATTTGAAAAAAAATATCCTGAGTTTAAAAATATAAATGATAGAGACAAAGGTTTTATGTTTGCCGCACATTATCATGGATCATTAAAAAATTATAAAACCTTTATGACAGAATATAAGAAAACACAAAGTATACCTACAGCTTTAGAAACTGGATTATTTCCAAAAATTTCTAAAGATGGAGTAGATAGGAATAGGGCAGATAAAGCGTTAAAGTGGTGGAACAGTCAATCTGGAACACCAGAGACACCTTTATCAAAGCCTTTAATGTAAGCTACCCTAATAATAGGCACTTACACAACCGTGGCAGCCACCCATAAGCCATGTGGCACTGCATAGAAGGAGAAAATAATGGCAAAACAAAAAGGGCATCGTGCCAATAAACCAAATGATAACAAAGGTACTATCGATAACGATAGCTTATATAGAAATAAATATCGTGAAGATGTATATAAAGACGATGAAGAGGTAAAGGCAAAACCAGAAGAAGTTGTTGACCCTGCCGAAGAAGAACAATCTGAAGCAGCTACTCAAGAAATTGGCGAAAGTTTTGTTGAAAACAAAAAAGACCACGACTACAAAAAACGTTATGATGACTTAAAACGTCACTATGATGCTAAAGTAGCAGAATGGAAAGAGAAAGAAAATAGTGTAAATTCATCTTTGTCTAATGTTTCAAAAGACATACGTATTCCTCAAACAAAGGAAGAGTATGAAGATTTACAAAGGACAAATCCAGAGTTATATAATACTATAGAATCTTTATCTAATGCTAAAACCGAAGAGAAACTTAAAAATTTAAATAAGGAACTTGAGGATTACAAAGGTCGTGCTACAAAGTTACAACGTGAAAAAGCTTATGAAGAGCTTTTAAGGTTGCAACCAAACTTTACTAAATTAAAAACCAATGATAAATTTCTTACATGGTTACAAGAACAACCTTCATCAATATCAGATGGTATATATAATAATAGCACAGATGCTAAATGGGCTTCCAGAGTCGTAGATTTATATCTAGCAGATAGTGGAAACCAAAAGAAGGAAGTTAATAAAGAAACTGATGCCGCAGCATCTGTTCAAGCTCCTCAAGTTAGAGAAGTTCGTACAGATAATAAAGGTAAAAAGATTTGGAAAGCATCTGAAATCCAAAGAATGAAAGCTTGGGAATTTGAGAAGTTTGAAAAAGATATTGACCTCGCTAGAGCAGAAAATCGAATTGACTACTCTTCTTAACATTATTTAATTTTAACAACTTTTAAAGGGGAAAAGCGATGGCTTTTAATTCAGCTGCAGGTCACGGTAACCTGCCTAGTGGTAATTTTACACCGTCCATTTTTAGCCAAAAAGTTCTTAAATTTTTTCGCAGAGCATCGGTTGTAGAAGATATAACTAATACAGACTATGCTGGCGAAATTGAGAACTTTGGTGATACGGTTAATATTATCAAAGAACCGACAATTACAGTATCTGCTTACACAAGAGGTGCTGTGGTTAACACTCAAGACTTGGCAGACGACCAAATTACTATGGTTGTTGACCAAGCAAACGCATTTGCGTTTAAGATTGACGACATTGAAGAGCGTCAGTCACACGTTAACTTTGAAGCATTGGCAACATCATCTGGTGCATACTCTCTCAAGAGAAAGTATGATGCGAATGTTTTAGATCTAATGGCAACTAACGCAGGTCTAACTGGCGAATCAGGTGCTACCACAAAACAAATTTCAGGTATCGGAACATTAGGTTCTGCTCTTGATATTGGTGGTGCAACTACTCCGGGGGATACTGCTGTAAATACTATGCTTGTAATGGCAAGTGCATTAGACGATCAATCTGTTCCAGAAGAAAACAGATGGTTTGTTGCACCACCATTATTCTATAAGCATCTATTCTCAGCAGGTGCAAAATTTGCCGAAGTTCAGGTAACAGGCGATCAGACATCACCATTAAGAAATGGTCTTGTGTCTCTCGGTAACATTGCAGGATTTTCATGCTACAAGACTACAGCATTAAATTCAACTGCTGGTACTGATGAGGTAACATTATCAGGTCTTGCTACTGATGGTTCTGAAAACATCCTATTAGCTGGACATATGTCTTCAACTGCTACTGCATCTCATATTGCAAAGACTGAAGTAGTTCGATCAACAGAAAGTTTCTCTGACGTAGTTAGAGGACTTCACGTGTTTGGTCGAAAGGTACTCAGACCTGAAGCAATGTGTCGTGCTGTTGTTAGCTTAGATTAAGGGAGGATTAATTTATGGCTACTTATGATAGAACCATCACTGGTGGTGGTACAGTAGGGCATCCGGGTAATCTACCTAGACCCTATATAATTACATCTCCTGTCTATGATGCAGTTGACAATACTTCATTAGCAGGTGATGACATCGTTAAGTTAATTGATTTACCTGCTGATAGCATGGTCATTGGTGGAACATTAGAAGTTCTTGAAGCTTCTGGTAACGCTAATGTTACTCTTGATGTGGGTACGTCAACTGACGTTGATGCCTTTGTTGACGGTGGAGCAAGTAACGCTGCTGCCGATATTCAGTTCAACTTAAAGGCTGCAGGTGGTAACATGGTTACTTCTGCTGATTCTGTTCAAGTGACAGTGCTTGATTCAGGATCTTCAGGAACAACTGCGTTACGTTTCAGAGTACACGCTGTAATTTGTGACGTATCAGTTAACCCTGTTGAATCTGCTACAGTTTCAACTGGAACTTAATTAATATAAGGGGCAGGGCAACTTGCCCCTTTTACTATGATTTGGGTTCTTCTAATTTTTCTATCTGGCACAGTTCAAGATAGTATTTATTTTGATAACCTAGATACATGTTTAAAGATTGCAAAAAAAATTAGAGATCAAAATTGGAGTCAGTCTTTGGCAGGAGATAAAATTTGGGTCAAAGCCTACTGCGTTCCTCAGAAAGTTGAATGATGGCAAAAAAGAAAGATCCTAAGGTTGGAACAGGCAAAAAACCAAAAGGAAGTGGTAGAAGATTATACACGGATGAAAATCCTAAAGACACGGTTAGAATCAAATTTGCAACTCCATCTGACGCAAGAGCAACAGTTGCAAAGGTTAAAAGAATCAATAAACCGTATGCAAGAAAAATTCAAATCCTAACTGTAGGTGAACAAAGAGCCAAAGTTATGGGTAAGTCAGAAGTTGTAGGTATATTTAAAAGAGCAAAAGAAAGTTTACGCAAAGGAAGAAAAAGTGGCAAGAAAGCCTGATAAACAACCACCACGCACAAAGAAGTATTACCGATCCACTAAGTCTGGTGCAGGTATGACAAAGGCAGGTGTTGCGAAATACAGACGAGATAATCCCGGTAGTAAATTAAAGACTGCAGTTACAGGGAAAGTAAAGAAAGGTAGTAAAGATGCAAAGCGTAGGAAGTCATTCTGTGCTAGAAGTGCAGGACAAATGAAGAAGTTTCCTAAAGCAGCAAAAAATCCAAACAGTCGATTACGACAAGCTAGAAGACGATGGAGATGTTAAATGGCTGAAAAAATGACACCAAAACAACAAAAGTTTGCTAAGTTAGCACCACCCAGAAATAAAATAACTTATGCAGATAAAATAGCAGGGGCAACCAAAATGAAAAAAGGTGGATCTGCAAAAAAGAAACCTGCAAAGAAAAAGGGTGCAACACCTAAAAATAAAGCTTTGTATGCAAGAGTAAAAGCCGAAGCAAAACGTAAGTTTAAGGTATATCCATCTGCATACGCAAATGCATGGTTAGTGCGTACATATAAGAAAAGGGGTGGAACTTACGCATAATGGCTAAACCCAAAGGTGGACTAACAAAATGGTTCAAAGAAGATTGGCGAGATGTTAAAACTGGTAAGAAGTGTGGTAGATCTGGTAAGGAAAAGAAATCTAGACCGTATCCTGCATGTCGCCCTAAAGCTGTAGCTGGAAGGATAAGCAAAGCAGAAGCACGAAAGAAAACAGGACCTAAAGCTGTAAAATGGTCTGTAACTGCTTCTGGAAGAAAACGCAAAAAGACAAGGAGAAAAGCGTAATGTGGATTCCAGTAATTACAATTTTATGGGCATTAGGAGATAATGCAACATGGGTAAACTTTCCAATGGTTAATTTTCCATTTACTTCATCGGATAATTGTTATGAGTATGTAGCAAAGGTAAGAACTAGCATAACACAAGATCCTCAATATTTAAACGGATATAGCACTTGCGTATACGTTGGTAAACCAACAGGAGAAAACACATAATGTTTCAAGCATTGTTAGGACCGATAAGTGAACTTGCAGGATCATTCATGCAAGGACAGATAGAGAAACAGAAAGCTAAAGCAACATTAGCACAAACCAAAGCTGCTGCAGAAGCAGAGATTATGAAGACTGCGGCAACCCACGATTCAAAGTGGGAAATAATAATGGCACAGGGTACTCAAAACTCGTGGAAAGATGAAGTGATCACAATCGTAGTGTTGATTCCAACAATTTTGGTCTTCATTCCCGGTATGGAAGATGTGGTTAAAAACGGATTTCAACGACTTAATGAATTACCAGAGTGGTATACGTATCTTTTATTCTTGACAGTTTCTGCTGGATTAGGGATAAAAGGAATAGATAAATTTAAAAACATGAGGAGCAAATAATGGCTGGAATGAAGAAAACTAAAAAAATGGCTAAAGGTGGTATTAGTGCTGGCATAGCTAAATTTAAAGGCAAGAACGGTGCTAAAAAAATGCGTGGTGGTGGTTCTGCTATGATGAAAAAAACTAAGAAAATGGCTAAAGGTGGTGCTATGAAACGCACTAAGAAAATGGCTAGAGGTGGTGCTGCTAGAAGTAGGTAATGTCGTATTTAATAAGTAACGTTCCACATTTTAATTGTTGGATACGTAGAGAGTTTACTTGCAATCACCAAAACTATCACGGTGAATTTTTACACGGAATAGTTATAGCAGTAAACACAATACCAGATAGGTCTTTAAGTTTTCAAGTTGTATTTACAGGATGTGAAGTAGATTTTGAAGGAGGACCTGAAGAAAATGTACATGGGGGAGCAATGTGGGCTAGGATGCCTATACAAGCTCTAGTAGCTGACATACCATTAGATGAATGGCCCACACCCATGCAAGATCATTTAGCACAGCCGTGGGATTGCGAATCAAGACACCACAGTGTTATAACAATGGATAGAGTAAGTTCTAGTCCGTGGCTTTGCAAAATAGATAATGAGTTTCATAAAGGCAAATATTTATTTACTGTAGATTATACAGATAGTGATATAGCTGATGAT